TTCTATGCCTGCGGCATCAATTCGACAAAATATGTCAGCTCTGCAAGCCAAGCTAAAAGAAATAATGCCATTAGCAGAAGATTTATCAAATATAAAAATCGGTGCGAAAAACAGCGATGCTAAGTTAGCCAAACTTGCCAATAAATATCCAGAATGGCAATTTGCTATTAGTGATTTAAGCAGTGATGATTGGAAGGGTAAGCGAGATTATCTTTATAAACTCTTCCAGCAAGGCTCTTCGCTTCTGGAAGATTTAAACAATCTGAAAGTAAACCATGAGGTCCTCTATCACTTGCAGCTTAGCTCTGCAGAGCGAACCTCCATCCAGCAGCGCTGGGCCAACATACTCAGCGAGAAAAAGCGCAACGTGGTTGTGATTGACTATCCGCGCTATATGCAGGCTATCTACGATATAATCAATAAACCTATATCTTCTTTTGATTTAACCACCCGTCGTGGTATGGCCCCTCTAGCGTTCGCGCTTGCGGCGCTATCTGGTCGACGAATGATTGAAATCATGCTTCAGGGTGAATTTTCCGTCGCAGGTAAATATACAGTAACATTCTTAGGGCAAGCTAAAAAACGCTCAGAAGATAAAGGTGTGTCAAGAAAAATATATACTCTTTGCGACGCTGATTTATTTGTCAGTCTGGTTAACCAACTTCGTTCCTGCCCTGCTGCTGCGGATTTTGATGAAGTGGTTAAAGGGTACGGGGAAAATGATACTCGCTCTGAAAATGGTCGTATTAACGCTATTCTAGCGACAGCGTTTAATCCGTGGGTAAAAACTTTCTTAGGCGATGACCGCCGCGTTTATAAAGATAGCCGCGCTATTTACGCCCGCATTGCCTATGAAATGTTTTTCCGCGTTGATCCACGGTGGAAGAATGTCGATGAGGACGTTTTCTTCATGGAGATCCTCGGTCATGACGATGAAAACACCCAGCTGCACTATAAGCAGTTTAAATTGGCAAACTTCTCCAGAACCTGGCGCCCACATGTTGGCGAGGAAAATACCCGGCTGGCAGCGCTACAAAAGCTGGATAGCATGATGCCAGATTTCGCCAGGGGCGACGCAGGGGTTCGTATTCATGAGACCGTGAAGCAGCTGGTGGAGCAGGACCCATCAATAAAAATTACCAACAGCACCCTGCGACCGTTTAATTTCAGTACCAGGCTGATACCTCGCTATCTGGAATTTGCTGCGGATGCCTTGGGTCAGTTCGTCGGAGAAAATGGCCAATGGCAGCTGAAGGATGAGGCTCCAGCGATAATCCTGCCTGATGAGGAAGTTCTTGAACCAATGGGTGACGCCGATCTCGATGACGAAACCCAAGACGATGAAACGCTGGACGACGATGAGATCGAGGTAGATGAAAGTGAAGCCGTAGAGCCGGAGGAACCGGAGGAACCGGAAGACGACGAAGAGGCTGAGAAGGCAGAGAAGCATCCTGCGAAGCCAAACTTTAAAGCGCCGAGGGATAATGGTGATGGCACCTTCAAGGTGGAGTTTGAGTTCGATGGCCGTCATTATGCATGGTCCGGTGCCGCCGGCAATCGGATAGAGGCAATGCAATTCGCCTGGCATGCCTACTTCGAATAACAAAAAGGCCACAGGTTATCGCCTGTGGCCTTTCCAGTATCCAGCCCTACAAAATCAGGAAGAGACGGCTGGAGCCTCTAATTTTGCGGATAACGCCTCCAGTTTATTGATGGCCAGCTCGAAATGTGCTGGCAACACCTTCTCCATTTCCGTACCTATATCCATGATTGATAATTCCCCACGCGTCATACTTCGGCGCCCACCGCGAACAACCTCACGCAGAAACGCCCTCTCATAAGCCCGCATATTATCCAGCGCTGCCTCTGCAGCCGTTAATATCCGGCGCAACTCAGCAGCTATAGCCGGGAGATCATCGACCGTAATCTTGTCAGGTGATGGAGTCCTGCAGGCTCGACGCAGTGCCAGCCAGACACCACTTTTCCACGCGTTATGGTACCGAAAACTTTGGGCTATATCGTTTACCAGTCCTCGCAACTCTTCCAGTTGCCGCCAGTCCAACGGTTCACCGGCGCTTTTTGGCATTGGCTCAACGTAGTTGTATTCACCGCTTTTCCGAATTGCTGGTAGAACCTCGTTGGTGACCCACTTGCGGAAACGCCAAGCCGTCGTTCCCTGCTTCACCGCATCGCGGCAGCGGAGGATGAGCGTATACAAACCAGATTCCGAGACGATGTTAGCGTCACCTTGACGGCCTATGTTAAACATAGATCGTTCATCATCATCTAAGCGGGAAATGGCTTGCGTGACATTCTGGATATTTAAAGCAAGGCAAATATCGTTGGCCACAAACCACGGTTCGCCATTAACCAGAACCACCCGAACGGGGTGGTTTTCCTGAAATGAGAAAACAGATAGTGCGTTCATTTGTCCTCCCTGGCGGTCAGCTGCGCTGACAGAGAGGAGGAGCAATTCCTGGCCTCTTGTACCAACTCTCGGGCGATCTGGAGTAATTCTGCCGCCTCCTGCATATACAGTGAGGCCTCGTAACTGGAAATCGTCCGATGGGCAGAGGAAACCAGCGCTTCTATCTGTGCCAAGCGCTCCTCAATCGACTCAAGCAGGCCCTGGGTGTTTAGCTGCACCTGATTCATGCGGCTACCCCGCTAACTCGGATACGGGCTGACAGAACGAGAACAAAACGGCTGGCGAACTGGCGACGGGCTTCACGCTCGGATGAGGCGATGGTGGACAGATGATGAATATGGGATTTTTTATCGGTACGGCAGATCGCCGCGAACTTGAATTTGAACATGGTATGCACTCCATTGGGAAATGAGTACTACCACCAGAGTTGAGAATCTCTATAAGGGTGGTAGCCCAGACGGGGTTCTCAACACCGATCCCAATGGACATCGGCCCGACCGTAGTCGGCCCCGCCTGAGCCACCATAATTCAGGTGTGCGTAAGCAGAAGACACAAAAAAACACGCAGGCGCGTGTGTGTCGCCATTGGGGTATTCGGGGTTGAGATGCCCGGCTGCAGATTTTGCTGCAGCGGGCTAACTTTACCGCCAAATCGCAACGCACGTCAATAAATTACATGGAGATTTTACCCTGTGACCAGTCACGGCGACAGGGGTTTTTATAGTTCGCTTTACTAACTGATCAGAACCTGATCAGTTAGTATGATAGGAGCCGTCAAAGACCTAAAAATTCCTCATCTGGTACTTTTTCACAAAAAAGACCAATTGGACGCGGCTCCAATTGAGGGTTTTTCTGCATCTCCTGCAAGTAACTCTGCGCCTCGAGGATAAGCGCCTGCAGGGCGGTAGGATAATCAAAATGAGGCTCCTCGCCTCCGGTCTTTTCCCCGGTTACTACTGACCAGACCAAACGGGTACCTTCATTTTCATTTCTGCGTTCCATATAAAATGCTCCTTATGAATGCTAACTACTGGAAAGAAAAGGTATTTATACACCATAAGAATACTTTTCTCATCATCGTTAAGAACCTCATCTTTTAAAGTTAAATATAATTTAATATTATTGTTGGCTTGACTTGCCGGAGGGTTAGGGCTACCTTTGAGTAGCTGTATATTTATACAGCTAATTTAAAACTCACAAGGAGATTAACATGCCTGAAGAAACATTGACTGTCGTAGGTGGTGGTAATAACAGCTGTAATGTTAGCTGGGGTGGTGGCAATGGTAACAACGGTGGTGCTGGCTATTCTGGTAAATACGGTGGTACTAGCTATGAAGGCGCAACTAGTATGTTGAAGTTGAATGACCGTGTTTTAATTCAGCTTTATCTTTGCAATCCGCTTAACCCAGATTATATTGGAGCACCTTGGGGCAGTGATAAAGATGCTGAATCAATTATCAGAGCTAACAGAGATAAACCAGGAAAGTTCAAGGCTAATATTCAGAACTGGAAAACAAGCGGTACAGGTTCTTTAGGTAGCCCTGTAGTTGGGAAATCTTATAGCTCAGGTGATGTAGATACTTATTCGGTTAGCTTCGGAAAAGAAAAATACAATGTCCTGTATAACCGTAAAAAAGACTCTTTTACTACAGCTTATGTCGATGGCGGCGCAAATAAACCTGAGCATAGCATGAAGGATCAGGCTATTGCCGTTGTTAAACTTTACCTTCTCAACGAAAGTCAGGCATCGGTAATCGATACTACATCGGGAATTATTACTGACTCTGGTAAAACTCTTAGCGGGAAATTAGGTGATAAATACAACACTCTGGCGAAAGAAGCTGCTGACAATATAAAAAACTTCCAGGGTAAGAAACTCCGCAGTTTTAATGATGCTATGGCATCTATTAATGAACTAGCTAACAATCCAAAGATGAAGTTAAGTCAGGCGGATAAAACAGTCGTTTCTAATGCCCTCAAACAAATGGATTTGTCAGCACTAGCTGACCGATTCAAAGGGTTAGAGAAAGCCTTTACTTGGGGTGATCGACTTCTTAAAGCCGAGAAAATCAGAGACGGTGTTGTTACTGGTGTTACCACAGGGGACTGGCAAAAGCTGGCGTTTGAGGTTGAAGCTATGTACCTCAGTGGTGTTGCTGGCGCCGTAGCGTTAGGGATTACTACTGCCATGATTAGCACAGTCGCAGTCGCTTTGTCACTTCCAGCTGTAGCTGTCTCTGCGCTTACTGTTGTGTCCGTCATTGGCATCTCTATTCTCACATCTTATATCGATGCTGATAAGGCCAAAGCACTGAATAATGCAGTGCTTGGCTTATTTAAATAACACTTATGTTTAGTGTAAAGCGGAGGTTATCTCCGCTTTTGAAAAAAAGGCAGACCT